CTCTTATGGAACATCCGGATCTACTTTGGGTGGTGGCTTGTTTGATGCTGCTGAAGAATTAGATGAGAAGAATGTTCCTGAAAATGATCGCTATATGTATGTACGTCCTGCTCAGTATTACTTAATGGCAGAAACGACTGACCTAATCAACCGTGATTGGGGTGGACGTGGAGTATATGCAGAAGGTGAAGTTATGAAGGTTGCTGGTATTCACATTGTGAAAACTAATAATCTTCCTATTACTAACATTAGTTCTGCTCAAGTTACTACGCATGACGGCAATTTCTCTACAACGAAGGCTTTGGTTATGCACAAGTCTTCTGTAGCTACCGTTAAGCTTCTTAACTTGGCTGTAGAAACTGAATACGACATTCGACTCCAAGGTTGGTGGATTGTGGCTAAGTATGCTATGGGTCATGGTTTTATCCGTCCTGAAGCGTGTGTTGAATTTAAAACCTCTTAAGGAAAGGATATTATACTATGACTGATATTGCGAATATCCAATCCTTAGCGGTTCCTGCTAATACTGTTACCAATGTAACATTAGTTCAGCCTTATGCTGATAACACTACTATTGGAACATCATTTGAAACAATCTGTAACACCAATGCGGATCAGGTTTTGCCTGTTATTGCTGGTGCAGATATTGATGTAGTATCTTCATCTACCGATGATGATGGTTCTCCTGCTGGAACTGGAGCTAATACTATTAAAGTAACGTACTTAGACGATGACTTTAATCAAGCTACTGAAACCATCACTTTGAATGGTACGACTGAAGTTGAAATGACTGAGCAGAATATTTCCTTTATCCAGAAGGCTGAAATTATGACTTCTGGTACTGGACTTGCTGCTGCTGGTGCTATCACTATCGCTGATGTAACTGGTGGTGGAGTACACGCTGTCATTGATGCAGGATCTAAAGAGTCAGGAAACTGTACTTGGAAAATTCCTGCTGGTCATACTGGTTATGTTCACGGTTTCTGGTATGATGTAGATGCTGTAGGTGCTGGTCAGGGTACGGCTGAGATTGCGCTTCAAGTGGCTCATGCCGAATCATCTGGTGTAGCTAACTCAGAAAGCTGGCGCACTGTTGCTAAAGTAACAGTAGTAGAGAACGACAATGATGTAGTTGCTGCTACTGGTGGTAACTCTAACAATATGGGTTCCTTCTCATTTCCAGGGAATGTGCCTTTTGTTGTTCCTGCTAAAGCTATGGTAAGACTCGCTGGTAAAGCTCATTCTACTGCTGTAGCTGCTACTTGTGGGTTCAGTATGTCGGTACAAGGTTCTGGTAGTGGTACTACCGTAACCTCAAGTTAACCTTTTGAGGAGTCTAGGGTAACACTTAGGCTCCTCATTTTTTTTTATTTGGAGATTTTAACGAATGGTTGATACATCACGCACAGTTAGTGATTTAGCCACCAACTTGTTTCAAGACGGTCAAGCAGCAGGTTCTATCACTCCCCAAGACTTGCGTGACTTTATTGAAACCTGTCAAACTAAACAAGGAAGCATCTATGTTTCTTCTCCTGCCAGCACCACTATTAGCGTAGCTGGAACTTACGTTGAAGGAACAGCAGGAACATGGACTTTAAGTACAGCCCCTGCTGCTAATGAATTTGATGAAAATACGGATGGTAGGTTGAGATATACCGGTACACCAACAATTAACTGTTTATTCTTAGCTTCAGCCTCATTGGAAATTGATACATCTATAGTAAATAAAGAGTTTGGACTAGCTATTCATAAGAATGGAACTTTAATTACTGGAACAAAGATTGTAGGATTTTCTCCTGCAACTACCGTTAACTCAGTTAATCTTGTTACCTTTGGATATGCTTCAATGGCTACTAATGATTATGTTTCTATCTTTGTTGCTAACATAGACAGCACTGATAATTTAACTATTAGAACTGCTCAGGTTATGGGCATGGGGTTAGTTACTTAAAATGTCACATTTTACTACAGTACCTATAACTGAACTAGATGCAGTTAATATACTCTTAGCTGCTGTAGGCGAGGCTGCTGTTTCCAGTTTAGAGACAGCTACCACAGTAGATGTTACTCAAGCTAAAAATCTTATATCCAATATCAACAGAGAGGTCCAGCAAAAAGGATGGCATTTTAATACGGAATGGGATGTTGTATTATCCTTAGATTCAGACAGTCGAATTCCTCTTGGGACATCCGTATTATCTGTTTATTCTCCTACTAAACTTACAACAATCAGGGGAAGGGAAGGATCTCCTTTTCTTTATGATTTAGACAATAATACTTTTATTTGGACAACTTCTATTAATGATGCTGTTACTATTACCTTGTTGGATTTTGAAGACATTCCACAAACTGCAAGACAATACATAACTACAAAGGCAGCACGAGTATTTCAAGAAGAAATTATAGGACAAGTCTCAGCAGAGACAGTTAATCGACAAGAAGAAGCCGAAGCTTATGCTGATTTACTGGATGATGAAGGAGAGAGATCTGGATTCAATATAGGTTATGGTACTACAGATATGTATAACACTACCAAATTATACAGGAAGCTATGGTAAATGCCTCTTATTACAGAGCAAATAAGTAACTTAATCAATGGGGTTTCTCAACAACCTCCTGCATTACGATTAGCTTCTCAATCGACTACACAAGAGAATGGATTAGTTACTATAGCGGAGGGGCTTAAAAAAAGACCTCCATTAGAACATATAGCAAAGTTAAGTAATAAAACTGATACAGATGCAAATATTCATTTCATTAACAGGGATGAAAATGAGAGATATATAGTACACCTGACCTCAGAACAGTTCAGTTCTGATTTTAGTTCCGATTTTTCAGGAGCTGAAATGGAAGTATGGGGTCTAGACGGTGTTTCTAAGAGTGTCTCAGGAGCTACAGGAGACGTATTAACCTATATAACCAGTGCTAATACACGAGATAATCTTAAGTTATTTACCGTAGCTGATTATACCTTTATATTAAACAAAACTGTTACAACGGCTAAATCGGCTACTACAAGTTCTGATAGAAACCCTGAAGGTATCGTGTTTCTCAAGCAGGCCACTAATGCTGCTACTATGACCGTATATGTTGATGGTACATTAAGATCAACTGTTACTTCTAGTGCTGACGCTGCTACACAACTTGATGATATTTACAGTGATATTAACGGAAGTATTGGTTCTGCTGGTACTGGAGATTTTACTGTTACCAAGTTTGGGAGTTCCAATGTTCATCTAACAAGAGTTAATGGTGCTGACTTTACGCTTCATGCACAAGCTCCTGAAGACAATCTAATAGCTATCAAGGGCTCTGTTGTTGACTTTACGGATCTTCCTTCTAGGACTAAAGATGGTTTTATAGTTAGAGTTACCGGAAGCCCAAGCTCAGGAACGGATGACTACTGGCTTAAACATAATAACCAAGCAGATGAAGATGTGGGTGAGTGGGTAGAAACTGTAGAACCTGGATTAGCTAATAGTCTAGATGCTAGTACAATGCCTATACAGTTTATCAGGACTTCTGAAGATCCTTGGGATGATGCGTTTGCTTCTGATTTTGGTGAAACCGTATTTTCACTAGCTCAAATTACATGGACTAGTAGGTTAGTAGGTGATGAAACTACTGCTCCTGATCCTAGTTTTATTGGTGAAACGCTAAATGATATTTTCTTTCACAAGAATAGATTTGGCTTTTTAGCAGGAGAAAATATTATACTGTCTGAGCTTGGAGAATTCTTTAATTTCTATAATACAACTGCTACAGATTTACTGGATACAGACCCTATAGATTTAGCTTCTCCTAGTAACCAAGTAAGTATTCTTCATCATAGTCTTGCCTTTAACGAAGACCTTTATTTATTTAGTAATTTTGCACAGTTTAAATTATCTGAGTTTGCAGCAGGAGGCTTGACTCCTACTAATGCTAAACTATCACTACTTACAGAATATAAGAATGACATAGGGGCTACTCCTATTCTGAATGGACGTAAACTTTACTTTTCAGAAGAAGTAGATGGCTTTTCTTCTATTCGTGAATTCGGAACTATAGAAGACTTACAAGAAGAAACAGCAGAAGAAATTACAAGTCATGTGCCAAGTTATATCAAGGGTAAAATATTTGATATAAGTCCTCATAG